ACTTTTAACACAGAGTTAGCACTATCATACCAAAGTTGACCTGTTATTGGATTATTAGGACTAATAGCAAAAGCAAAATTTTCGAGAAGTCTTACAAAGTTTTCATTTTGATCTTCACCATAATTTGAAGATAATCTTCCTAGTAATGTTAGACTGGTACTCGATGTGTCTTTAGTGCCATCGGGTATTACAATTGCAGTTCCGTCAGTTTTGTTTACAAAATATGTCATTTTAATTATCCAATACTACTCAAGTTTGTTAAAGTTTGTATTCTAACTGTGTAGTCAATTTGAATTAACCTATTCAAACTTTTTTGAACAGGATGGAAAATTACATGAGTTAGAAGTTTTCCGGTAGTAGTAAGTCCACTACTACCGTCGGTGCTTCTCGCTTTCAGCCCAAGTTCGTCAAATGTGTAAGTTTCATTTAAATTTGTGCTATTGTCAAATGCAGCTTGTCCAGCTGGTTCACCGTAATCTAGTAAACAGCTAATGACTAAATCTGTATACACTTGCCCAGGAGTATGTCTTATTTCTATTTTATTTCTTGTAGGATCTGCATTTAATGCACTAGTGTTATCTACTATTTTTGCAAAAGTTGGGTTATATAAATTACTGTTACTCGTGCCTGTATTAGGCGGAAGATAGTTGATAATACCAGTGGGATCTACACTAGTACCGCCGTTGCCAAAATGCATTTCATATATATAACTTTGGCCTTTATTTGCCAAACTGTAAGCTATAGATTCCGACATGTTTTCGTAATGAATAGCATTGCGCTTGTCTATAAATATCTCTCCAGAATTTGGATCAAATATTTTTATGTGCCCTTGTACATAGATGCCACTTTTTTCGTCGGGTTGTTCAACTTTATAATGTTCAAGTTGTTCGTTTGATATCATTTTGCTATTTTCTTCCATATCATTATTTATCTGGTTAGGTATCATGGGTTATAACTAGGCTCCGCTCTAATAAACTGTGCTCCAATTGTAGTGCTATACTCTAAATTACCGCTTAACTGTGTCCAAATATTGCTTTGTAATAATGTAACTGAATTAACAACTACGTTTCCATTGGCACTAATTGAACCCAACGGTGCAAAATTGTTTATATTGGAAGTAGTGCTAACAATACCATCTGTCAATGATACAATGTTGACACGAGTACCTAAATTAGAAGCTGTTTGGAAAATGCCAGTTACAAAGTCAACTGCAACCACGTTAGCACTTACAACACTTTCTAATATTCTAGCATTACCTGTGTCTGCAAACTGTGTGATATAATCACCAATATTTGCTGTTATGTTTGAACTTAACAGCAACTTGTAAGTTACATTAGATGTTGAAGTAATATTGCCCGAAATCGTATTTGAAATAAAGATTTGCGAATTAGGAATAATTTGCGCTCTACTACTATCAACTACTAAATTTCCAGCTAAAATTGTGTTTGTTGCTCCTGTACCATCTACTGCTCGTGTCAACTGGCTAATTGAATTTGAGAAAATTTGAGAAAGATTTGATCTTGATATAAATGCATTTGAATTTGCGTATACATTTCCTGTGGTCAAATAAACTGTGCTTACAAAGCCTACCGAAGTTCCGGTTGTGGTGTAGAATATATTGAGACCATCTGTATTGACTGTTACTATTGCATCATTTACCACATCAATGCCTTGAAGTAAATTTCCGCTTATCTTGAATACATTTCCAACAAAAACATCTACATTGTTGAAACTTAATTGTGCAGAATATGTTGATTGATATTGTCTAATATCAAAGTTTACTCCATTGACGTTTGATTTAAGATTAGAAAATAAAACACCAATGTCTACATCTAATATTGTACCAACTGGATAATCTGTGTTAGTATTCCATGGTACTGCGCTAGAAATATCACTGTCATCATAATGTTGATAATAATGTATTCTCTCGCCGTTAACGTACACAACACCAGGTACACCAGCAGCTGGATTTGGTTTAGGTAACTTACCAATATTATTAACAAAGATATGTTCGTCTGACAATGCTACATTACTTAATAATGACACAGTATTACTTGCACTTATTCTGGTAAATTCAGGATTTCTATTCATTGCATGGAATACACGATAGCCATAAGTTGAAGTATTAGACGCATTATTCGTAAACACTCGCATTTCAAGAGTGTCAAAAATTCTTCCTGGCACTAGCTCTTCTGGAGCATGACTACTATAAGTATCAACATAGGCGCCTCCTACAATGTTGATGTCTTCTGGCCGGATTCCTAACGAAGAATCTTTGTAAGTGCTAAAAATGTTTGAATCTAACACGCCACTTTCTAAATCAAGATAGCTGATTGTAACATTGGCATTACCACCTGTATACAGTTCTTGAACGCTAGCCGAAGCTAATACATTATTAATATAAATGCTTTCTGGGGCCCCAACACTTACCACTGTAAATATTTCTGAATCAGTTGGAATACTGCTTGTTTGTTGGAAACCTGTAGTTGTATGGATGATTTCGATATACCTCGAATTTATAGCGTCATTTAAAACATAAGCATTACCTAGTGTGTTAGCCTGTGTGATAATGTTTCCTGCATATACTGTAACGGGGTTCGTTAACAACATTTTATATGTTGTTTCAATTACTTCCCCTGACAATATCATTGAGTCTCTATCAACTGATACGATCTTGAAGAATCCATTATTTTTAAAATCAAACGAATATTGACCATCAATTTTTATAGATTGGTCAAGTTCAAAACCTAATTTTAAAAAGTCTACCTGTTCAATATTTGCACTAGTTACAGTCAATCCATTATAATTAAAACTTAATATGTTACTTGATAAGGTAAAACTATTTGCAGTAAAATTTGGACCTTTAATTAAAACACCAGGATATTCTATCCCATTCATTAACTGTGGGAAATTCTTGGCAGTCATTCCTGTTGTAGGATTATAATAAGCTCTAATTCTATCTGTGGCTTTTAAAAGCACGTTAGATGCTTCTACTTTTGTAACTTTAGTGTAGTCAAATGGTTGTGCAGTTCCAAATTGACTGTTAACTAAAAATACTTCATTATTGTAGGAAACAATATTACCCGATGAAACAAATAAATTGCCTAAGGCCGAATTTCCAGACAACACAGTCGGGTACAATTGAATATTAGCAGCATCGTAGACGAAAGGAACTACGTTTGAAGTGTATGAAATTCTGTCAAATTTGAGCGTAGAATTTGTAGTTCTAATTAAATTATAACTTAAATTTGCCTGCGGCGAATAAAATACATTCTTAAGTAGAGGATAAATTATTGCACCTGACCCAACTCCGTTAATGGTTATAGTAGGAGTGGATGTGTATCCAGATCCAGGATTGGTTATAATAATACCAGTAAGTTGCTGGGTGCTTAAATTTACTGTAGTTATAGCAGAAGCGCCAGACCCGCCGCCGCCGGTGATTTCTACATTAGGCGCTAAAGAATATCCAATACCAACGTTGCCTATTATGAAGTCAGAGATTTTGTAGCTGTAGTTATTATACCAGTTAATATAAGGTTCAACTGTTGACAAAGTTTCTGTATCGCTGGGTACTACAAATTTATCTAGTGTTGCACTATAACTGCTAGGTAGATCAAAATCAGTCCAATCGCCAGTGGCTGTATCAACATTGTCGTAAATTGGTAGATATTCACGTAGTTTAGTTCTATAAGGTTTGATTTCGTTTATATAGTTTTCATAAAATGTTTGATCATCTTTTACATAATTAGGAATCTGTTCTAACTTTCTCAAATTATGAAACACATCTATAAAACTAGTTTTAAAAATCCAATCAGGTTGTTTTTGCTCTCCAAGGATATGAGAAATCATAGCGAAAAACAACTCATTAAACAATATTAAAAGATCATTAATGAATATTTCAGTGTATACGCTGTTGAAAATAGAAACTAATTCCTTACCAATTTGATTATCAAATCCTAGTGTGCCAAATAAATTAGAATCAAATCCTGATCCTAATGTAGAATTATAAATTTCCTCTTTGAAAACTATTGTAGCATTTTGAGCGCCTGTTAATTGCAACGACAAATCGTTTGTAACTTTATAAATCAACCATTGTCCGTTTCCGTTATCTAATACTTTGATGATATCATCGGTTTTAAGTGACAAACTTTGAATTTGATTGTAAGTTGCTACAATATAGTTAACACTGGTACCTGGTTCAAAGCTTTGGTCGTACCAGTCTACACTGTTCCAAAATAGTTCTGTTTTATATGATTGAATTTGCAAAGGTACAAATTCTTGCTGTGCCAGATCATATGAATAAATTACCCATTTATTATCATTTTCAGAATCGCTAGGAACCAATACTTTATAGCCATCATTTAATAAATTTACATCCAAGTATGATAACTCTAAAAACGAATCAACTTGGCTATCAAATCCAGTGGTTGGTATTGGATCATTATCATATAGAGTCGTTGGAGTTGTCAATAGTAGAATAGGATAACTTGAAATTTTCAAATTGAGTGTTTGTGTAAAAATTCTCAACGCTGCTAATCTATCAACAAACATAGATTGTCTAGGTAGAAAACTTATACCAAATCTATCTTGCACATTTAAGGCAATATCTGGTACCAACGAGCCTTTTTCGTCAAAGCCAGTTAAACTATCTCTAAGCTTTGTTATAATCTTCTCAGGAAAAGTTTGATCGGAGCTTCCTTGTTTTATTAGTTCATATTCACTATGAATGAGATTTTGTCCAGGGCTTTTTTGTAAATCAAGATGTAGAATAATTTCATTTGATCTTAGATTATCATTTGAATTAAAAAGTGCTAGACTATTTGGTGCCAGCAAGGCAATATAAGGAATTCCTTGATTTTTTGGGTCAGAAATAAAAATTTCTAAGGATTTTGCACTCAAAGACCTATTTGTTTTTACAGGATCAACTGAAGTTTTATCTCCTACCCAATAATAATATTTTTGTTTGATAATACCAGTGTCAGGATCTACTGTGGAAATTTTTGAATAAGCAGAATCATCTAAATATTTTGGAACTCCGTTACCGTTATTGTCAATGTACTGACTAGGTAAAAATTCGCTTTCGACCCATTCGTATATTTTGACTTGGCTTCCTGGAAATAAAGAACCCCAATTATTATTTCTGTATATTAAGCTACCTTGTTCGTAATCAATAAATCTTACCTGTGATAGATCCCACCAAATTTTACCAACGTGTCTTTCTGCCCAATAAAAATCTATGTTTTCAGTAACATTGTCGGAGACTGCAAAGTTATAGCTTGCTGGATCGAATGTTTCTTTGTAGTCTAGTTCTTGATCAGCAACTCCTAAAATTTTACCTTTAAAAGGATCTATATAGTCATAAAAGTTTATTATATTCGACGAAGTTGAATCATATGTAAACACAGACGAAAGTGCTTCAACACTAACTCTAGGTTCTTTGAATCTCAATAGTTCCCAGCCGGGTTTTGAATTTTGATTGGTATAGAGATACACACTACCTACTTGTTCGTACGACAGGTAATTATCATTGGCTACGCCAACAAATAAAGTATCTCCATTTAGTTTTATAGCTTTACCAAAATCATTACCATCGCCTAAATTTGGTCCATATAGTTCCTGCGATAGTACAAAAAGAGCAGGAGCTTCGTAACTTTGAAATGGATTATCTATTAAATCGTACACATACACAGCGCCGGCATCTTTAATAATGCTTGATATCGAAGTACTTAAATTATCCAGTGATAATGTGTTTTGGTCAAATGTGGTAGGAATAAACATATCGCCGCCGCTACTTCCAACTGCTAAAACAGTAGATTCAGCATTCAATGCCATAGAAGTTCCAAATTGTTCACCAGTTTGATTATTATGAATTATGTTTTGAGTAGTTTCGTAGATATCTAATCCTAAATCAAATAACGCCGTCCCTTTGCCAGACTTAATATCTAGTTTGTATCCTAAAGTTACCACTTGACTAGTTATTTTAAGTTTACTCTGATAATTTTCAGCTGTCACACCAGGAATATTTGAATTATTAATTGCCTGTATCACAGATGCCAAGCTTGAGCTAATAAACTCTACGCTTACATTATTAATAACTAATGTGTCTCCTGGCGTTACTGTAGGATTAGTAGTTTTGCCTAGAATTGATCCATAAATTCTTCCTACATTGACTATTCTAGTTACTGCACCAAATTGATAATCAAATTGACTGTAATTTTTTGTACTGGCGATTATATTACACCCTGTTGAGCATAGATCTAATACACTACCAAAATTAAACGATTCTCCTTTTAATGAACTGATTTTTTGATCAAATGTAAATTGATTAGTTTCAACTTGAAGTTTTTGTGATGCACCGGGAATATTAAACGGAGGAAATTGTACAGCATTTCCTACTATATAGTAATCAGTGTTTTCATCTAGTAAAACACCATTTAATTTTACGCTTCTTATATCATTAAAAGGTGTCGGAACTATAAATGTACCGGATGTTCCGTCTGTAATTAATTCATAAACTGTACGATGATAAACGTATACAGCTCCTGATTTAGTAAAACCATCAACTGTTTCGTCGGGAGCGCCAACAATTATAACTGTTCCGTCATTATTAGTAGCAATACTCTCGCCAAATCTTAATGTACCAGTAGCTTCTGTTCCATAAGGTAATGTTTCAATCAATTGATAATAAAAACTTCTAATAAATGCGCCAATTCTTGCACCGTTAATTGGTGCTACAACAAAATTAATGTCTGTTCCGTTATCTACGCTCACTACTGTCACAGTTAAATTATTAGCAGGAGTTGTTCCGCCAATTGAAGCACCTGCTATTGTTAATGTATCGCCTGCGGTAAAGTTTTCGCCAGATCTAGATATTAGTACATCGTTAGTATAAGCGGTACCAGTTGTTAACGTAACGCCTGGTGTTATTCCTGTACCGGTGGCTACAAACACAGTGCCGGATAAATTGTCAGCGGCTCCAATGGCTACAAAGTCTGTGGTTCCCGGAGTAGCAATTCTATAAATCTTTCCAATCGTGAAACCAATGCCCACCCCTGGTCCTACTAAACTCACTGTCACATCAAATACGGCATTAGTACCGGTTCCACCAGTGGCAGTTATATTATTATAAAACCCTAAACTTGTGGAAGGAGTACCAGTGAAAGTAAATTGACTGATTCCGTTAACTTTTTGAACTATTGAATAATCCTTGAAGGGAATTATCTCCTTTGAAGTTAGCTGATCAGTAATAACAACTTCTGTGGCATTATTAACTATTCGTGGCAATGTAAATCTAGTGTTACTGCCGTTACCATTATATAAAGTTACAGTTTCAGAACGTCGAGGCGCTAGTGCATAACAGTAAACTTTATTAGCGCCTGGCGCTGTAACATAAAGAAACTTGCCGTCATTTGACATCGCAGATGAATATCCGAACTTATCATTGGCATTTCCTGTGTTGTCAAGTAATATCTGTTGTAAAGCTTGATCTTTATAAACTAATATCAGACCCTGGCTTGAATAACTTTTATAAGATCCTACACTTAAGAAATTGTCACCATTGGATAGTGATTCTCCAATATTCAATATTGATGTATTAATAGTCGATAATGTTGACACCAACACCCATTCATTGGTAATTGTGTTTTTCTGAAAAACAGCTACTGTCGGATTGAAATTTGGAGCAGCAGCATACATCAATAGCCCGTTGGCCGAGAAACTTATGGTACTACCAAATCTAGCAAAATTATTAAATTGGCTTTCGTTTAAAGTCAATTGTTCGTTAAACAACCAAGAGTCGTTTTTAGTGTATACGCCCCAATTTTTATCGTAGTCTAGATTGTCTACCCAAATTTTATCACCAGTAATCCACCCACGAGTAGGTACTTTATTAATAATATCAGTGGCAAATTCTACTCTCATGGGTGCGAAATGATACAACATTCCTTCGCCTATTACAGCTTGTAGTTTGACTAACGTATCCAAATTTTGATATAATTTTGCAGTAAATCTAGTTAAATCTATAATTGAATTGATTCTATAAAATCCGTCAAATCTTGCGTCAAATCCAACTATGGCAACTAAATCATCAACTTGTAAAATATGTTGCTCGTTATGTACAAATTCTACTAGATCATCAACATAAAATCTTGCAGCAAAAAGTATTCCTTTTATATTGTCTGCTCGTAGTACATTCCAATCATCATTAAAATCTTTAGCTACCCAAAGCTTCCAGCCTATACCAATTTGTGGCAGATATTGATTTAGAGTTGGATACTCTGTTAAATCAAAAATAGTTGCGTCTACATCATCTTTGTATACATAAGATGCGTTAGGCAAAGGTTGAATTTCGCTTGGCACATTAAGATTTTCTGTCTTAAAGATATTAGGATTCCATGCACCACTTATTTTATACAAATCATTGAATGTGTAAGAAGTTATGTCAGGTTCAGCAGTAACACCATCACCGACAAACTGTACCGGAGCAGGATTATTTAAAATATTTGTTTCGTCTAAAGCTATTTCTATATACTGACTATCATCTAGTGCCCCGTATTCTCCAACTCTAACCGCCCAATTTTCATAAACTTCTATGTTAGTATTAATGTTATTAAATATCGCTCCTTTAAGAGCAATAAGTGCATTTGTAGTTCCTTTTTGCTTTAACAAACCTTGATAAAATTTAACTTGACTTGTAACATCAACACCCAGATCGGTAAAATAATTTCTTTCTCTAAAGCCAATTAAACCGTTACTAAACAATTGTAGACTTTCGTCATAAATTTGATTGTCAATATCATAAAAACGCTCTGCTAGGCCTGCATTAGTAGCCAAATTATTAATCATGCCTGTTTTAAATTCAGCAGATGATAATATTTGCCAGCTATTCACTTGAAATTCGCTAGATCCAATGACGTTTTGTAAAGCAGTGTACAGTTTTTCTTTATGTCTGATTACAGTACCTTTTCTGTAATCAGTCTGCGGTGCCCATTCGTCGACTGTAGGGCTGCTGTAAATATAGCCGGGCAACTCCAGACTGCCGTTCCAATCGGCAGTTATAGAACCTAACAATTTTAGTCTAAATTGACGATTGCCCAAGCTTGGTGCATAAATGATGTCATTGAAAACTGTTCTATTGTCAATAATAAAAATATGTTCATTTTGCACAAGATTCAGCTCAATATATCCAATGGTCTGATCTGCCAATGACTTTAATTTAAATATGCTATCTTCTCGATAAACTGTAAAATTATTCTTCTTTATAATTTTGCCGTTTATGTCTAAGATCTTAGATCCATAGGTTGTGTTTTTTATTTCATCAACAACTGTGAATGGTCTGGAGAATTTTACATTATTGAATAACGGTGACAATACAATAATTGCACCTGACTTCCAACCTTGTGTAGACCAATGTAAGAATTCTTTGCAACTTACAATCCAGTTTAATTCAGTTTTTAGATTGTCATCATACTCGTCAAATATAAAACCTTTTGAAGTAAGATAATTTTGGTATCCAACTACAAAGTCAATTACCTGTTGTTTTGAATTAAATTCATACCCGTAAGGAATTACAGTTTCAATGTTTTTGAAATCTTTATATATAATTGCTCTAAGACCACTTTGATTTATAGTATACGAATCTTTACTTGGAAACACTGGTTTTATTGTAAAGTAAGGATTACTAATGTCGTATCCAGAAACAGTATAGCCATTGGGACTTTTTTCAACAATCACTGCACTTACTTTGACTTTATCTAATGGTGCCCCTTTATATAATTCAATTCTATAGTTTTCGTCAGGAATAACAATACTATCATTAATACTGGTAGGACTACTTTGTTCTGCTAATATTGTTATTAATTTTTTATCAGTGAATCCACCAATTCTATATGTAAATTGTGTGCTCAATCTTGATAAATTGGTCTTGATAACATTAGGTGCATCCTGTATTCCTAAATTTTTCATGTAATCTACAATAAAATTTAGATAACCAATTGTATACTCTGTAGTACTATTGCCTTGGTATCCGTTAACTTTTACAGAAGTAGGTGTTATGTGTTGACCGGTATCCTTTAAAACAAATTGCGCTGTAACTGAATTTCTATTATAGTTTTCTAGATCAATTAGCAAAGAAAAGAACATAGCAGGACGCATCAGTGCAACAGCCAATGTTACAGCATAAGGATAATCGCTGCTCTTTCTCCACGCATTTTCAGCTGGACCAATATCGCCCACTGCATAACTTAAGTTTGCTTTGTTACTGTCAAAATCAACCACCAGTATCTTAGAAGGGTCTATTAGATTACCCGACTCGTCAACAGGAACATACGTTTGTAGATTTGGTCTTTGATATCTTATATCAAAACCGGCTCTTTCTCCGGCATGAATATAGCCCAAGCTCAAGTCGCTCCATAATAAAGCATTACCGCTTGTGTAAGGAGCAGGCCCGTATCTATCTTCCCAGTAATCTGGCTTGATACTAAATCCTAGCATCTCCCATGGGTGAGTGTGAGGACGCTCAGTGTCGTAAAAATATCTGTAAATAGATCTCCAGGTACCAGTTAAGAACTCTCCATTAATGGTATCTTTGAATTTTTTATAGTTCCAAGTAAAAGGATCCGAAGCAGCAAAAATATCATCTGTCAAAAAATCTATCTTGTACGTACCTGCCCATGTAAGAAACATGGTACTAATTATTTGATTATATTCACTGAGATTGTATCCAGTATTTCTAAACTTACCTGGAATATGATCAAACAAATCAAAATTATTACTATTATAAGTTATCTTTATATTATTGTAGATTCGTCTTTCTAGTTCTAATAACAGATCATCCCTATAATCACCAAAACAAGGAGTTACACTACCGTCGTGTCCTTGTAGCACTAGTGTAGGAGTTCTGTAAGTATCGTCGGTATAAATCTCTGGTATATATTTAGGATATAAACCAAGTTTGCTTGGTGTTGGTGGTACAAAACTACCAAGTGTGTTGCTGTACTCAATAATTTTTATAATGTCGCCGTATAGAAGAACAAAGTTATCTGCAAAATCAATTGCAGGTCTTGTTTGATTAAAAACAAAATCTCTATCTTTGATTAATAAATTTGTTGTAGTAGTACCTTCAACTGTTCTAGTCAGATACACAAATACTGCTTTGTTTTGTACCTTTGTGTCTTCAAAGATTTGAGACAATTCGTAACTACGAACCGCTGTAGAAAATACTGTATACTCTGGAAGTTCAGTAAACGCCATAGACGAATACGGAACCATATTACTGTCATAAAATGCAAAGTCTTTATTTTTGATTTCGTTTAAAGTGCCTAATATAGTATCAACCGATTGTGCAATATTTGTTCTATCTAGGTCTAGTTTAGTAGCAAGATTTAAAAAATTGGTCTTAAACTTTGAATATTCATTATTTGTAAATTTCAATGCATTTACAAAATTCATTACTGGATGAGATAAGAACAAGCTAGCGTATAGTACCGATGCACTATTTTGAATAATGCTGCCGCCTTTATTTTTATAAACTATATCACGTAAATTACTTTGCCCCGGTACAACACCTGATATGTTAAGATTTTTTTGCGACGAAGCAACTAAATGATTTCTTAACTGTCCAAGTGTCAATGAATTTAAGTTTTCATTTTCTCCGTTTATGTCTAAGTTAAAAGGAACTTCGTAATAGGCATTTTGAAATGTCTCTACAGAACTATAGATTAAAACAAATATAGAATCGTTGTCAGATAATAATTCCTGATTTATTAAAATTGCATATTTGTCTACTATTTTTGTCAGAGCAAAGTTTTCATTAAAAATAAATTGATTATTAATAAAAACTTTAATGTTAGGCGAATTTTCACTTAAATCTGGAACACCGTCAATCGGAAATAGATTAGTGGTACCGTCATATGTAAAATTAAAAATTTGAAATTGTTTAGAAAAATCGTCGGCAATATTCCAAATGTTCTGTCTAATAGAAATTGTTCTATCTAGATTTTTCTGTAACAGACCCGAGTTAGAACTTATTAACCCAGAAGTTCCACCTGAAGTAATATATTCAAATTTATCAGCGTCAAAATCGTTTACAAATTCTATATCGCCTTGAGCAATAAAATTCTTATAGCTTAATGGAAATCCTAAAACTGGATCAGCTGCACCTGTCCCTTGCTTGTATGAAAATATCTTTGTTCCTGTAAAGCTCGAGCCCGGATATGTGGAAGTTCCGGCTAAGCTAATACCATTTTTATCAATCACATCGAATAATGGTGGTTGGTTAACTTGAGTTTTTTGCTGTGCTGATACCCAACTGGTACCATTAAAATACCAAGACTTTCCGCCATTGTCGCCATTTTGAACAACTAAAACATGACCAGCACCAACATCGGCGTCGTCTGCCTCTTCTAAATAGGACTTATAGACTATTGGATCAGGAGATATTGACTCTTGTACAATATCAAAAACATAAATTTTATTTCTAACTTCTAGGTTTTCATCACTGGCAAAGATAACTCTGTCACCTACCGTGAGTGTAACCGACGACGATCCAATGGTAAATGTTCTCTCAGTGATAGCAGGAAATATACATTCAGCTCCTTGCACTTGTGTCAATGCATTTGTTATTACTGTATCTAATATTTGCACAGGTTTTTTTGCTAGAGATCCATAATTATATAACTGTAAATCTGCTTCAAATTCTATAATTGGTCTTTTTGCTCTATAGTCTTGGTTGTATACAGGAGTAACTTTTAGATATTCTGCAGTTTTAGTAATTACATCAACATGGAACCATCTATTAGTTCTTGACCATGCATTTAAATCTATACTTGCTCGATTAACAGTCAAGTAATCGGGATCGCTTAAATCATTATCTAGTTCGTCTGATGTAAGATCTTCGGCCAGTACCAGTCTAATGCTACTTCCTACACCTTCGACGTAGTACGTTTTATTTTGATAAGGTGCTGTAACAGTTGAATCAAAGGTTATTTTTAAACCATTTGTGAAAATTACCCCCTGTGGAGAAGTATAGTTTACTTTACCTACAATATCTACATCAGGATCAATGGTGTCAGAAGCAGGATCAACAATGTTGATAATACCTGCTGCTTCATTGACTGCACTATTTTGATAATACATAACATCATTTGGCGCAGTAATTAATGGTACTTGATTAAAAATTCCCTGTAAACTGTAAAATTCTTGCCCGGCAAATGTATCGCCACCTCTTACTCTTATCTTTTGATTATCGTCTACAGATATCGCAGGCGTTAAGATAACCCTATCTACACCTATTTCATCCGGATATACCTGAATCAAAAAGATATCATTTTTTTGTCCTGTTGGAATAAATTCTACATTTTCGTAAGGACTTGATGGTAAATCGTATTGCCCTGCATCGTATGTGTCAAATCTTGCAATTCCATCTGTAATAACCACAGGTGCGTCATTCCAAAACTCATCATCTATTTTTTCTTGATTTACAAAAATTAAATATTTTCCATCCAATTCTGGCGTAGGACCATTTAAACCTCCGAGCACATTAGCTAAATCGTCTACACTACATCCTTGAATATCTTTGTAACTGTAAAGAGTAGCGTAATCAACTGTACCAGCCAACGGCATACCGGTCCAATTAATCTGAGCATTTGCCTGCGGTACAATAAATCTGACTACTCCGAAGTCAGTTCCGTTATTTTCAACTCCAAAAATTTCTCTAGTGGTAATTGATAAGTTTAGTGGATCAACACCCGAAGATCCCGGACGAGTCTGAATGTAAAAGTTATTATCTGGATCGTTGATTACAAAATCATAAATTCCGCCACGTGCAAGTGTTAGTGTAGGATTAGGAATACCCTCCTGACCTGTTACACTGTAAGTTTTTGTAACTGAATCATATATTACATTAAATGTGTATTGTAACGGAATGCCCGATGCTGATATAGTTACAGCAGATGGACCATTTTCTAACCAATAATATTGACTAAAATTAATTAACTTGTCAAAATCAATTCTAGGATCATATGTATAATATTCGCTTTTGAATAATCTGTCATGATTGTTTGATATACCGCCATGATACGATATCTGATTTAGTAAATCAGTATAAGTTGTTGTAAATTCAATTTCTTCTGTAATAGGATTTTTAATAATGATAGATGATTCAACTTGATAGTTTTGTCTATCTTTACTAATTTCTTGAATATAGTTGTCAGTGGCTTTAAAACTTGGAGCCAACTTTCTACCAATATAACCATTAACTCTTTTTAAATTAGGCTCAGCTATTAATTGGTCAACAGTAGCGTGTAGAAATTTTTGATTGGTATCTGTTTTAAAAATTTCTGGTAAAAATTGGATAGATTTATTAACCGCCATTTTATTTCCTATATCATTGATTAATTTGTCCAGCTGTGATTGCGCTTATAATTTGCACATTGTCGACTGTCGCTGCACTGGTTAAAATTTCGTTTGGTTCTGCATTTATCTGAAATAGTGTTCCAAAGGATGCTGAATTTGTAGGAACAATAATAATACTACTTACATAAGGAACTAACGTGTTGTGTAAGTAGGTGCTTAGTTCACTAAAATAAAAACTTTCGCCAAAATCCCAATTTGCTATATCAAAATAATCGTTTATTGCAGCAATAACTTTACTCTTTACATCATTATCAGTAATTGCAATCAATGGATTTTTTACAATCTTAAAAGTTGCTCTCAATGCAGGTGCTGCTTTATCACCAAATAATGGTTTAAACACACCTGCATTGTATATTAAACTGTCACTTATAGACTTATAGCTTTCTATTGATCCAAACTCTAATCTAAGTTCCTCATTTGTTGGAGGAGTTGGTTCGGTTAGACGATTGCTAGTATCTCGAATATAGGCATAGTAATCATCGCTGTAAGACTTAGGCAACAAATACAAGTCTATTAGATTGTTAGGACTAGGATCAATTCTACGGTTATTTGGCGCATTATGAACATATTGGAAGTACAACTCTGATCTTCCTACTCTAGCTATATAGTCAGTGGTTTGACTTATTGCCGTTCCTGATGAAACAAAAAATTTATTCTCACTGGTAGCATAGAATACTGTGCCAATTGGGTATAGATTAATATTTGACAAAATAAGAGATTCTGTTTCGTAGCTGGTTACAATATCAGATGTCTCAACAGGATCAAATCTTGAAAATTCATATTGATCTGTAGTCTTTTCAAAAAATACAAATTTATTTTTTGAATTAACACTAGGAGCAACTAGTTCTAAGAATAAATCAGGTTGATCAGGTACAGAATCAATATTGTCATCTGGAAATGTTATATTAATTTTTCTATTGTCTTCATATCCATCTGGACCTATAACATTGCCCCAAACTCTGAAAGACTTACTGTAAAATAAAGCATTAGAACTATCTGGTTCTGTGTTGGTACGTAAAACTTTAATCGAATCGCGCCTAGTGGCTGCTGTTCTACTGTCGTAAACTTTGACGTTCGGATCAAAATAAAATCTGGTTTCTAACACACTTTGAAACACATAATTAATACCTCTACTTTCAACAGTGTATGCGCCAGCCGAATAAGCTAGTTTTACAAACCAGCTGGCATCTAGTCCAGTGCCTGATGTGCTGCCTGCGTTTGCTAAACTAAACGGGGCCTGGGATAAATTTTCTGAACTTACAATTGCCCAGTCTTGTGTAGTTAAATCGTAACGTAGTCCAAATGTTTTAAAACTTAAAATATTGTTTTTAATTAAATCACTAAAAGAATCTGCCCAATCAATTGGAAAGTAAGGAATTACTACATCAATGATTGCACCATCTGGCAAATATTTACTGACAGTTGCTTCTGCAGTTGGGCCAATAGTGTTATCGTAACTTATCACACTAGCCCATACTGTTGTCTTTTCGTATTCAGTAGAAATTGTTCCAGTTTGCAATCTATTTTGTGCATCAAAATATTTTCCAGTGGGAGCTGTGAATCTAATCAATGATCCTTGTGTAAGATAAGTGTAGTTGGGACTACTAAAAGTTCCAGTTGATCTTCCGTTAGATTCCGAAGTCACATCCCATACTGCCAAACGTTTTACAGTACCGGATCCGGTCCCTGATGCAGTTGCAACAAACTTCGCTCCTTCTGTATTTGATAGAGATCCCACAGTAGTAAAGTCTGACGTACCTACAGACACAATCACATAGGCTCGACCTGCTATCATTGCACTGGCTGATTCTATGCCCCCTTCAACAGTAAATCTTGTTGCAGTATCATAATACAAATGCCTTGTTGGAATAGATGCTATTAAAGGCTTGATTTGATTTTGAATGATAAAATTAACTTCAGTACTACTTGTAAACTGAAAAGTTAAATTTTGAGAATAATCTTCTTTGTAAATTAACCCATCTTGAGCAAATATATTTGTGCTTGAATATCTACCTGTTGAATCAATTACATCAAGATATCTACTAATACCCGAGCTTGATCTATTAACTGCTTTGGCTTTTACTACATTGTTAAAAATCGTATAAGGAAGAATATTGTAATCCTCGCCAGTGATCATACGATTTTGTGTATAGTATTGCTGAGGAGCCTTGGTGCGAATAGACTCCAACGATTCACGTGAACTAGCATTGGTCACTGTGTACTGTAAGCTAGCACGAATAGTTAAAGTTTCAATCTTACCCTTTTTGCTTAGATAATTGAATGTAATTGGTACATTGGCAATTTCTTCTGGTGTGATCTTGTAATTTAAATTGTTGGACTGTCTATAAAATAATCTAAACTTACCAATTGGAATATTAGTAAAACTGCCATCACCAAATACTAAATCAATTTGATCATTAGCTCTTGTACTGACGCTGTATAGATTTCTATCTGTAGTGTTGTTATAGATTACATTAATTCCATTAACTGCTGGCACTTTTTTCCATAATTGATCTGGAGTGCCGCCTGAAGTTAAAGAATACAACCATACATCTGTGTTATTAATATTATCAAAGTTAATACTTACTATTCTATTAGGTAAAGTATCTTCAATACTAAAATCTATAGTTCTAAGTTCGCCTTGTTTAAAATGTAAAAAGTAACCGGTGTTATTAGATTCGTTACTTAAATTGTCATTTCTATAAAGCACATTGAAAATACCTGTAGGAGTAGGCGCTGCTTCATAAATGTATTCTTGATCTGCTGTTGTAGCACTGACCGCTTCAAATGTAAATGTTGTCCCTCCGATACTGGCGTTAAACGGAAAAACTGGCAATAAGTTGTTAAGTATTCCCAACGAATACTCATATGTTTTTATTCCATTGATTGTTTTAAATGCGCCTGGTTTGCCAATTGACTGAGTAGTGATTAGAACAGCATTTAAAATTGTAGTAAACTGTTCAAGCCAATTATCGTTAGTGGTATCATTCCAGTTAACAATAATGTTATTAAGATTAACACCTTGGCTATCAAATATTATTTCTGTAGTGCTTACGCTGTCAATTTTAAGTAAGCCAGAAGACGGCGTGTTTCTTTTTGGAGAATAGCTTAATAGTCTGGCTAGTTTTAAAACGCTGTCTCTACGCTCCGCTGTATCGATGAAATTTTCCCTAGCATTTAGGTCTGTTCTAAAAGCTAAACTTTGCCCTAAAAATGCAATTAGATCAATTAATGCAATGTATTCAGAACTTTCCGTAAAATCGTTAAAATCTTCTGGATAGTAGGCTCGCAAATACTCAATCATTGACTTGCGAATAGTTTCAAAATCAAAGCTTTGAAAATCTGCTTCTCTAAAAGTTTGATAGACTTTTGTCCAATCTTGTTGAACTAATAAACTGGTTTGTCTTGTTGTTAAGGCCATAAAAGTATCCTTCGTCCAGTATTTATCGACTTAAAAATCTGGTACTTTTATGATTAAGAAACTGTTAGATTTTGAGATTGAGCGTCAAAATTTAAAGTGAGACGATCTGCGTAATTGCCGGGCAAGTACGTCAAATCTATTTGTATTTGTAATCCTTGATCAAACTCGTTGACAATAACTTCATCTACTTGTAATCTAGGGTCATAGTTAACAACACGCCTAATATCTTCTGTAATTGCAGCTTTTACTTCAGGGGTTAATGGCTCATAAAGGCAATTCCAGATAATTGAACCAAAGTTTGGCTGCATTAGTTTTTCGCCTTTTTTAATATTAAAATGATTGATTAAATCTTGTTTAACCAAATCAAAATCTACTAGACGAAATTTTTTAGCAACATTAATTGTGGTAAAACCCCGATATTTGTTTGTCATGTGTGTATTTATTTTAGGTTATAGTGTAATCTGCTGCTAAATTTTGAATTGCATACTTACCAGCATTAAAAAATAATCCAGCTGATCTGCCTAAAGTATCTTGTTGTCCACCGTTATCCCTCCAGATTTGGGTTTTGACAGCGTTATAGTTAAAATTGGATTGTTGTTTTATTTCTGACAAAATACTATTTGATACTTTTTCATTTGATCCAATGTTTGGATTTTCCACGTCTTGAAATTGATAGCTAACTGCAAGCAATCCTGCTATTGTAGGCTTGGCATCATTTTGACGTATAGCGCCGGTCTGTATTAATTTAGGATAATTGTCATCAAAAAACATCATCATGATTTTATCCTGTATTGCCGGAGTTTCTAAAAATAAAGCTTCTGTATCTACGCCATCGAGTCCTGTCCATCCTGATTCGTCTTTATAACCGTATTTTTTTAACACATAATCAGATATGTGATACTTACCTAGCCTATCACCGAACACAGCAGCAGAGTTTGAGTCGCTTTCCATATAGGCTATCTGTAGCATAACACAGCGAACTTCAAAAGAATTCAAGGTTAAAATATTAGTGTCAAACTTTGTTAAACTTGTAGTTCTAGGCGCCACATTGCTAGTGAGCAAACTCCTAGGTGCTTGTTTTAGTAAAGGCTGCTGGTTAGCCTGACTTATTCCTGTATTCATTTTTTATCTGGAGTTTGTAATGTAGCTGCAATAACACTGCCGTTGTTTAATTTTAATTCGCCAGTTGATCTTGTCCATGGTTCATGCGTTGGTGTATAAGGACAGATGCTTTCAAATTTCTCTAATGCTTTTTTCCACTTTTTCTTGGTTGTATCAAGTTCTGTATTGAATTGTTTGTAC